CTCTCATTCTCAGCACACTCACCTTAGAAAAACGACCCACCAGCGGCCATATTGGGGGCTCACGTCCCGCCGTTAATCAGTGAGTGCCGTCGCACCTCCCACCCTCCTTGCTTGCCTTTCTTACCGCACACACGCCGGGCGTGCAGCCTAATTCCCGATAATACAATAATACACTGTGCGATACTTGCGTACCCGGATGACTCTGGTTAGTCCGACGGCCCTTAGACCGCTCCGTATCGCCTAGCTTCCTTTTGCCTGTTTACCTCCACGCGACTAAATCCTCCTCTCTTAACCTACTAATAGATCCCGTGCCCTTCTTTTCCTTAGTTATACTTTCGCCTATAGATCCTGGTAGAGGTCGACCACCTAATTCCGGCTGCGTGCAGGCCCACGCCCCCGGGTCCTAAGACCCGTGCCTATCCCGTAAAGGGGTGTCGATCGCCTCATTGCCCACCATAGACTTGTCCTTCTCTTACTTTGCGTCACATCCCGCATTTCAAAGTTAGACCACAAGATTTCCTAATAGAAGAGTGCGAACCTAATTCAGTGTCCGAGACTCGACGGCTTGCCGCGGTTCTTAGGTACCGAGTTGACGTACTCACGTTGCCCATAGATTCTGGGGACTCCATAGGAGCCGAGATAGACCATTAATCCTTTCTCTTTCGTTTTCCGTTGCTCGAAACAGCGTTATACTGCATCTCTTTCATAGACTACACGACCATTGTGATAGAAACAGGCTCCTGGGGAGTGATGGTCGATAGAATGCCGGTCATTCTTAGAATCCGGTAACGCATAGAGGGCCGCACAAACGACCGCGAAGCCCGAAGGCCTAGGCGGGTTGTCGCACCAGTGTAATAACAGAGTGGGTCCTAATCTTCGTGCACTTCATAGTCGAAGTTCGCACAGACTCGCCAAGCTGCTGGGGGCGGGAAGAAAATGGGTGTTGCGGTGAACTTCCAGCCAGTCTCACGACCGATACAAGGTTGTATCGTGTCCGGAAGCCCATCTCGGCGACGATGCCGATCCTCGTCGGACATTAGATATGCCGGCTGGTTCTCGAGGAACCAAGAGAGAACGGGACGAAGCCAGAGACGAGACACAAGATAAGGAGTACGTTCTATCTTGCTGGTTGGAAGTTTAGAGATCCTGGGTGACGGATCATCTACTGCATTCGGGGCCGGAGGACGGGTTACCACACCCCTCCATTTTCTGACAAAGTTATTAATAACAGCGTCAGAAGCCCGGCGAACTCTATTCTCGAGTTCAAGATCTTCCACATTGAGCGGAGGTCCCTTCACGTAAGGGAGCGCTCGAAGATCTCCTTGGTCTGCAGGTTGGAAGAGTGTACTACCTTTCACACTCTTCACCCAGGAACAGGGTTGCGCATTCTCGTAGCTCTCGATTGAGCTCCCGTTGGTGACAGGAACACAATGGAGTAAGCGCTTCCCTTTAATTTGCGTTGTGGGCTCAGCATATAGAGCCGCACGGAACCACCTCTTCTTGAGGAGGAATCGCAGCCAGCGCCGTGGCACTGACGAAGCCGGTATAGGGCGGCATGCGATAGCTCGTTGAAGCGGTCCCGTGAGGAGGTAGACCCCGGTTTTGAAGTGGAGCTTCTCAAGCTCCTTCATCACCGAGGGGAGAAGACTGTCGTGGAGCGACTGGGGGCGAAGAAAACCTAGATTAACCTTTCTGACTCTGATATTTCGGCGCGCCAAGAATATCTCAGAATTAAGGTCAAGCTCGTCTGCGGACAAGCCCGTCTTTTCTTCGTTCACCACCAGCCCAACCTTTGACGTATAGTACCGCCACTCCGCGTACGTCAAGTCATCTCCCGCGAAAAGAATATCGTCCCCGTTTATACGGACGACTCGGCCACGGCCCTTGTGGTTCCTCGCCTTCCCTTCTCTCCAACTCTTGTCCCCTCGGTCCCATGGATCCAATTGATCGAAGCAGACCTTATTAATAAGACATAGAATTGGGAAGCTGAGTAGGTTCCCCATCATAGAGCCGCGTAATATCGGGTACCTGGTAGTACCCGAAACCGATAGCGTGTGAAGGTCTCGGAAGCTCGACAGCACCAAGCTGGCTTCCTCAGCGGGGAGGTGGCGACATATCTCGTCGACGACAATGAGCACGGCATTGAGGTTTAGGTTGTCAGTAGCAGCAGTGTAATCACCGCTGACATACTTCTCACCTTCCCTCCTATCCGCAATTACCGCTCTAAAGTCTGCGTCCAATACGTCACCCCGCACGCACCACCCGAACTGAGTCAAATAAGAATACAACGACTCGTGGATCTTCACCAACTGCTCCTTCAGGAACCCAGACTGCATTGTTACAACGCGCTGTTTCCCCTTCTGCTTAGACCCAACCGCCAGTCGAAGTAAACCGTGTGGATTTTCATCCAGACCCGGTGATGCGAGCGTTCCTCCCTGCTCTCCCTTCCTTTCTAGACATCCCTGCTGGTCAGGGACATACACGCCTTCTCCTTTCCCGTCATAATTCCACCCACTGAGGTTTTCTCGTACTCCCTGACGTAACCACTTACTGGTCTCTACGTCAAGCACTGCGCTTGGTTCTTGCATCTTCGTCCTCCACTGTGCCTTAACCCTCGCGCCTTTGGCCCTGTCACAAGAACAGGGGACATCGAAAAGCCTCTTACACCCTTTCCTAATAGATAGTCCCACTTCTAGGGCACCTACCTTCCCCCTACGGCAATATGCCGCCCTAATCACGGTCCTGGTGACCTCCTCCCACCTAATTCCCAACTCATCACAGGTTTTCGTACCCTTTAAAAGGGCGTGGAGCGCGGGCGGCAAATGTAGCCCCCACTCAGTCTCCACCACGATTAACACCTGTTTGAGCGATCTCGCGATCCTCTGGACTGCTGTGCAACCCGAGGTGAACGAATCTTTCTTCGTGTGTCTAGATGACATGCGCTTGGAAGCTCACAAAGATGGACTCGATCCTGATGTGATTCAC